GGTGGCCGAGCCCCGGCACAGTGGACCAGATCGAGGTCGGGGCCGCCGGCGGCGAGAAGGCGCTCTCCACCGCGCGCATCACCCAGGCCTGGCAGTCCGAGTCGCCGGACCGCATCGTGCGCCACGCCATCGAGGCCGCCGGTCTGACCGTGGGTCGCATCGACGCTCCCGCCGGCGTGACGCTCCCCCGGTTTGTGGCCTCCAATATTTCGCCCCGCGACGTGATCGAGCAGGTGGAGCACTCCTGCCGGCGCGCCTACGGCCAGGACATGGCCGGCTGGCGGCTGTGGGTGGATGGCTCGGGCAAGGTCAACTGGGGCGATTTCGAGGACGAAACAGGCCAGGTGTTCGTGGCCGCCACCGGCGGCAACCTGATCACCCATTCGCCGGCCACCGATGCCCTGGGGCAGGGTGTCGTGCAGACGTTTCTGGCCCCGGCCGTCTGGCCCGGCCAGACGTTTACCCTCCAGGACGCCCGGCGCGGCACCAATCAATCCTTGCGCGTCCTGGCCGTGCGCCACGACATCCAGGGCACGGCCGCCCGGACCTGGATCACCTACGGAGCCGAGCATGCCCGGTATTGAGTCTCCCGATCTGCGCGAGCTGTTGCGCCGGGCCATCGAGCTGGCCCAGCCCAACCTGCGCAAGTACATCCGCATGCCCCGCAAGGGCAAAATCGTGGCCGCCTACAAATCCGACGGCACGTACTACGCCGACGTGCAGCCGCTCACCAACGACGGCAGCGTGGACGCCGACGAGCCCATGTATCCCAAGCTGGATCTGCCCGTGATCTGGGGTGGTCCGGCCCGTGGCGTGGTCTGCCCGCCGGCCGCCGGCACGCCCTGCGTCATCGGCTACTATGACGGCGATCCCAATTTTCCCTTCATCCAGGACATCCGGTGGGCGTCCACTCCCGAGGCCGATCTTGAGGAGTTTGTGATCCAGCTCAATCCCACCACGCAATTCAAGATCGACAAACAGGGCAACTTCTGCTTTGCGGCCAACGCCGCCGGTGCCTCGGGCGGCAAGGTCGGCAAGTCCGTGCTGATCGAGGTCGGCCAGGGTGGCAAGCTCATATTCCGAGCCCCCGAGATATGGTCCTACTCCGACGGCGGCGGCAGCGGCAGCTACGATGCCTGTCCCGTGGGCCAGCGGGCCTCCACCAAGGGATAAGTGATGAGCGACACGATAAGCGCCACCGATCTTTTCGGCCAGGACATTGCCCTGGACAGCGACTGGGAGCCGGTCATCCTGGCCGACGGCAGTCTTTCCCTGTGCTCGGGCACGGATACCGCCAACCAGGATATCGCCCTGCGGCTTTACACCGTGCTGGGCACGCTCTTTTACGACCAGGAGTTCGGTAGCCTGGTCATGATGTTTGTCCGCGACGAGTCCACGGCGCTCAATCGGGCGGCTCTGTGCGCCGAGGTGGCGCGCCGCATCAACGCCGACCCGGCCGTGCAGGTCGGCTCGGCCACATGTGCCGTCAAAAAGTGGGACGAGGAGCAAGTCCAGTTGTCCGCCTCATTTACTCTTATCAACGCAACCCACCCCGAGAACATGGTCTTTAGTATTGACGTCTCGACCATGACTTTGCGGGTGGCGGACCTAGTGGCCGATGTCGATCCCCGTCTCTAAGTCTCTCGATGAGGTGCGCGAGGCCCTCTACACCCGGCTGTCCGAGGTTCACGAGACCTACGCGGCCAAGGGGTGGCTGCCGCGCGCGCTCAACCTCAACAAGGGTGTCATCAGGGGCTTGATCGAGCTGTGGGCCTGGGGGCTGTACGCCCTCTACCAGTTCCTTTTTGTGATCCTCAAGCAGGCCTTCCCGGAGTCGGCCACCGGCGCCTGGCTGGATCTCCATTGCGCCCAGGTCGGCGTCACCCGCCGGGCCGCCACCAAGGCGGCCGGCACCGTGGTGTTTAGCCGCTCCGGGACCAGCGGCAACGTCAAGATCCCAGCCGGCCGCATCGTCAAGACCCTGCCCGACGGCGCAGGCAGCATCTATCGCTACGTCACCGACGCCGACGCCGTGTTGCCTGACGGTCAGACCTCCGTGGCCGTGGCCGTTACGGCCGAGGCGTACGGCGCGGCGTCCAACGTCACCGTGGGCAGTATCACCGAGATATCCACCGTGATCGAGGGTATCGAGGCCGTGTCCAATACGGCCGATTGGCTCACCAGCGAGGGCGCGGATGCGGAGGACGACGACAGCCTGCGCGAGCGGTATTGCCTCAAATGGACCGACGCCAACGGCTGTACCAAGTTTGCCTACAAATCCTGGGCGCTGTCGGTCACCGGCGTTATCGCCGTGACCATCCTGGACCAGCATCCGCGCGGCCAGGGCACCGTGGACGTGGTGGTCAAGGGCGCGGCCGGCATCCCCACCACTGCCCTGGTCGAGGCCGTGCGCGTGGCGGTCGCGGCCGAAGCGCCGGTCAACGATGATTTCCTGGTCAAGAGCCCTACGGCTGTGGACGTGGCCATATCCGCCAACCTGGTCCTGACGCCCGACGCCGGCGATGCCGCCGTCATTGCGGCCGCCGCCGAAGCGCGTCTGCGGGCGCTGTTCACCGATCCGACCACCGTGACCAAGGTCTCGCCGCTGCAAATCGGCGAGGATCTGACGCTCGCCCGGCTGACCGGCACCGTCATGTACGTGGACGGCATCAAGTCCGTCTCCTGGACCAGCCCGGCCGCCGACGTGACCGTGGCCGCCGACGGCCTGGCCGTGCTGGCCAGCCTCGTCCTGACCACCAGCACAGCCGGGGAGGCCTGATCGTGGGCGTGATGTGGTCCTATTTCCATGACACCTTGCGCTGGCCCCTGATCCGCCTCAAGCAGGGCGCCTTGACCATGCTGGCCGAGGGCGGCGCGGGTGCCCTGGACGACGTGCGCGAGGCCATCCTCTGGCTGCGCCGGCAGTTCCTGCCAGCCACGTCCGAGGCCGACTACCTGACCAACTACGCCGCCTCCCGGTCCATCGTCCGCCACCCCAGCGAGACCGACGCCCAATTCAAGACGCGCGTGGTGCGGGCCTGGTACTGGCATTACCTGGGCGGCAAGCAGGCCGGCATGCCCAAGATGTTGGCGCTCTACGGCTACACCGGCGCGAACATCATCAACTGGCGGCAGTACGACGCGGACCGGTGGGCCGAGTTCTGGTGCAAGCTCCTACCGCCGGCGGACCAGACCTTCGCGGCCGCCGATTACGAGCTGCTCCTGTGGTTGCTCAATGAGTACAAGCCGGCCCGGTCCAAGCTGGTCAAGCTGTCCATTGCCGTCACCGAGTCCACGTCCCTGGGCGTCGGCATCCTGGCCGTTCAGGGCGACCGGCAAACGCTCATGGCCCGGTTCGAGCCGCAACCGGCATCGGGATCGATCATCGCCTGGGCCGGCGTAGTGGCCGGCGACCGCCAGACCCTACCCGCTGTCGCCCTGGTCCTGACTCCAGGCCGACCGCCCGTCTATGCCGCCGCCCTGGTGGCCACCTGCGAACGCCTAACCGTAAGGAGCAAGTATAATGGCTGATTTCGGAGGCATGGTCCTCACCACCAAGGGGCTCAACCTGCTGGCCAAGGCCCAGACCGGGACCAAGCTGGTCATCACCCGGGTGGCGGCCGGCGCCGGCGTCTGGGCGGACGGCACCAACGCCGAGGCCGTGACCAGGTTGGCTGACGAACGCCTGACCGTGCCCATCCAGTCCATGCTGGTCCAAGGCGACGGCACGATCAAGCTGACCGTGGTCATATCCAATAGTGGTCTGGCGGCGGGATTCATTTTTCGCGAGCTCGGCGTCTTTGCCACGGACCCGGACCTGGGCGAGATCCTCTACGCCGTGGCCTACTCCGGCGACCGCTACGATTATTTACCCGCAAGCGCGACGACGGTCGAAAAGGTGCTCGACATCTATATTGTGGTGGGCGGCGCCCAAAACGTCACGGCCACCATTTCGCCCGGCGCGGTCCTGGCCCTCAAGAGCGATATCGATGGTCATAATGCTGCTGCGGACGCCCACACGGTGGCCCTGGCAAAACACAATGCTGCTGCGGACGCCCACGAGGCTGCCTTGACCGCGTATGACCATGCTCGCCATCGCGTGCGCGAGGTGATCACCACGTCCGGGACGTGGATATCGCCGATAACCGGATCAATCGCTGTCACCGTCATCGGCGGAGGAGGCGGTGGCGGGCGCGGTTGTAGCACCTGCACTAACGGTGGCGGAGGTGGCTGCGCGGGCGGGGCCTCTGGATTTGGTGCCATCTCTGCGATTGGCGGTGGTGGAGGTGGCGGTGGCGGAGGGGCTGCTGAGTTCTCTGTGTCTGTCCCTGTCGGCGGCGGAGGCGGTGGCGGCGCTGGGGCTGTCGTGCGAGGCGGCCTGTCGGTCACCGCAGGCCAAGCCTACGGTGTAATTGTTGGGGCAGGCGGCACAGGGGGTAGCGGTGCGTCAGGCACATATTTAGGCGCGTCCGGGACAGGGAGCGGAGCAGGTGTAGGGGGAGTATCCTACCAGGGGGGCGGAGGCGGCCTGCGCAATGCCACCAAGGGTGGCGATGGCATCCAGGTGTCCACGTCAGCAGGTCTGGGCTACACGACCGGCGGAGGTGGCAATGGCGGGTCTAACGGTACAGGATATGGCGGTGGCGGAGGGGGCGGATTGGGGTATAATGGCAATCAGGAGTCTGTAGCAGCGGGGCATGGTGTTGATGGTGGAGTGGATGGCGGGCTTGGCGGCAGCAACGGCGTGTTTGGTGGTGAGGGGGGCA